CGATCTCGGCGGCAATGCGGCAGGCGGGCGAGGATTTTCGCAACCGCTTCGCCTATGCCCAGCTAGATCCGCTCCGGGCCCTCGACCTGTCGCGCATGCGCTTCGGCGAGCAAAATTCCAGAGGCGAGCGGGAAGCGCCCGGCCTTCGCATCGAATCCTCCCGCCGTGCCGTCTGGGGTGCGATCCAGGCCGTGGGAGGCATCGCTTCCCCGGGCGGGTCTTGCCTGTGGCACGTGCTGGGGTGGAGTCGGTCGCTGAAAGAATGGGCGCTTGAGCAGGGCTGGAGCGGCCGGCGGGTCAGCCAGGAAGCGGCTTCGGGGATTCTGGTCGCCGCGCTGGGGGCATTGGAGGCCCACTATGCTCGGCGTAAAGATTGATATATTCGCATTTATATATTGACAAATCCAGATCGATCTGGTACAACACCGTCATACTGAGCGATTTGGGCATAGGGCCGGCGGCAGACGCCGGTTCGCCCTTGTCTTCCAACCGTTGAGGCGTGCTCCTTGGCATCTCGGCTGCCGCCTCGCGCCGGTTCCGCGCCGGGATCGAGAGCAAATCGCCGCCGCGCTGCGAGCAAGCCGGGTAAGGCACGCGAAGGGACACGGTCGCCGAACGAGTTCGAGGAGATCGCGGCACGGGCGGCGCGGCTCGGCATTACGCCGGAGCGCGTGCTCAACGAATACGCCCACATCGCCTTTGCCGACCTGACCCACATCGTCGAATGGAAGCGCGGCGGACGGCTCGCCATCAAGGCGCCGGAGCAGATCGACGGGAGCGACAAGGCGGCGATCTCGGAGATCGTGGGGCCCGGCGCGGCCAGCGGCACCTACCGGGTCAAGTTGTACGACAAGAAGGCCGCGCTCGATGCGATCGCGCGCTATCTCGGCATGTTTCCGCAAATGCTCCAGCGGCATGAAGACGAGGCTCCGTCGGGGCCCGCGGAGGACCCGCGTGAAGTCCTTAAACGCCGCCTCGCTCGCCTTGCTGCCGGCCTCGCTGCGAAGCAAGCTAATCGACGATCTGGACCCGGATCAGGCGAAGACCCTGATCCATGAATGGTCGTTCTGGGCGCGGGAGGACACCCAGCTTCCGCCGCCGGGCGATTGGCGCGTATGGCTGCTGCTCGCCGGACGCGGGTTCGGCAAGACCAGGACCGGCGCCGAATTGGTGCGAACGCGGGTCGAGGAGCGGACGGCGCAACACATCGCATTGGTGGCGCCGACCGCGGCCGACGGCCGCGACGTAATGATCGAGGGCGAAAGCGGCTTGCTGACGATCGGGCCGCCGTCGAAGCGACCGCTCTACGAACCGTCGAAGCGGCGCCTGACCTGGCCGGACGGAGCAATCGCGACAATTTATTCGGCCGACGAACCGGAGCGGCTGCGCGGGCCGCAACATGATTTCGCCTGGTGCGACGAGCTGGCGGCGTGGCGATACCCGCAAGCGTGGGACATGCTGATGTTCGGGCTGCGGTTGGGGATGGACCCGCGCGCGGTGGTGACGACGACGCCGCGCCCGACCAAACTGATCCGCGCGCTGATTGCCGACCCGACGGTCGTCGTGACCCACGGGACCACGGCCGATAACTACGAGAACCTGGCGCCGCATTTTATCGATGAGATCGTGCGCCGCTATCAGGGGACGAGGCTGGGGCGGCAGGAGCTCGATGCGGAGATCCTTGAAGATGTTCCCGGCGCGTTGTGGAGCCAGCGATGATCGACGCGGCGCGAGCGACGACGATGCCCGAGTTGCAGCGCGTCGTCGTGGCGATCGACCCGGCCGTAACCAGCGGTGCCGATTCGGACGAAACCGGCATCGTCGTCGTCGGCAAGACGGTGCCTTCGGATGGCAGCGGACAGGGCTATGTGCTCGCCGATCTGTCCGGCCGTTACACGCCGCCGGAATGGGCAAGGGTCGCACTCGCAGCCTATCGCGCGCATGGCGCCGATCGGATCGTCGCCGAAGTCAACAACGGCGGCGAAATGGTCGAGGCGACGCTTCGCGTAATCGACCCGAACGTGCCGTTTGCCGCGGTCAGGGCGGCGCGCGGCAAGGTCGCGCGCGCCGAGCCGGTCGCCGCGCTTTACGAGCAGGGACGGGTGCACCATATCGGCGCCTTCCCGCGCCTCGAAGACCAGATGTGCGCCTTTACCAGCGATTTCGACCGCGCCAAGGCCGGGTGTTCGCCCGACCGCGTCGACGCGCTGGTATGGGGCCTCAGCGACTTGCTCGTCGACAGGATGGCCGGCGAAGGAATGTTCGAGGCCTATCGTCGCCTAGCCGCGACAGGAGGAGAGTCCCGATGACGCTGCTCGTCAAAGACGCCAATACTGTCGTGCAGTCGCTGTCGACCCAGAGCGACGCCAACGGCAACCTAGTGCCGGTTCATGCGCCGGCCGCGACCGACCAGCAGGGCGTGTCCACCCCGGTCGGGCCGCAGAACCCGCTGCCGGTGATCAACACGGCCGGCACAGCGGCGAGCGACGGCAGCGGCGCTGTGGCGGCCGGCGGCAGCGCGCAGGCACTATTCGGCGGAGCGGTGCCGGCAAACGGCTTTCTGGTACAGAACAATTCGGCCGCTTCGCTATGGGTTTGCGATGTCGGGACCGCCTCTGCCGGCGGGGCCAGCGTCCAGATCGCGGCGAATGGCGGCCTGTTCGCGACGCCGCCGGGATACAAGCCGGGAGGTGCGGTCAGTCTGTTCGGCGCGACCACCGGCCAGGCCTTTGCCGCGCGCCGCTGGTAACCCGGCGATGCCAGAGCGGTGGATCGACCGTGCGATTGCGCTGACCGCACTCGCCGGATGCCTGTTGTTCGGCTGGGCGGCGCTGGCGCAATCGCCCGGAAATTTCTCGACCCTGTCGACCACCGGCACGGCGACGATGGGCGGCGACGTGCTGATGTGCTCGGGGCGGCCGTGGATCGACGTCCGCTGCAACGGTGCCACAGGCGACGATAGCCACGACGATACTGCCGCCATCCAGACCACGATCGGAACGGCAGTGACCAATGGTTGGCCGGTGCATTTTTCGTCCGGCACCTACAAGATCACCGCCCCGATCACGATCGACTATGCCGGGCAGGCGGCGTCCGGTTTTCGGCTGATATCGGATGGTGCGACGATCGACGGCCGCACGATTGCCACGGGTCCGGCACTGCAAATCGAATGTTCGGGCGGCACGACGGCCAGTCCGGCCGGCTGCTTCTACTTCAAGGAAGAGGGGACGCTCTTCGTCGACGCCGATACGCCGGCCTATGCGGTGATGATCGGGAAGACCGATTTTTCCGACGCGCACAATTCGCTGAGGATCGACCACCTGATCGTCAACAATGCAAGCACGGCGGCGGGTTCGGGGGGACTCGAGCTCAATTACGTCCTCGACGGCGAGGTCTTCGCCGTGGCCGATACGGCTGGCGGCGCCGCGGGGGTGGCCCTCGAACAGACGCAGTTTTCGCACATCTCCGGCGCCGGGTCGGCTGCCGGATCGGGCGGCACGGCGCTGCTGTTGGAGAACGGGGACAATGTGGCGAATACGATCTTCGCCTTCGACATGGAGGCATCGCCGACATGCCTCGGCATCACCTTCGCCCATGACGGGCAGAACAGCTTCGTCTCGCCCTACTTCAATTGCGTTACCGCGATCAACGCGACGGCGAGCTCGCACAATCTGCTGATCAACCCAACCTATGCCGGCGCCGTGGTCAATCGCGGTCCGCAATCGGTCGGCATTCAAGTCAGCGGCAGCGGAAATTGGGGGAAGTGGCAGTTTCCTGCGGCGGCCAGCTTCAGTGCCGCCGGGGTGGACAGCGGCACGGTTTTATCGTCGTACAACGCGCCTGGCGCGGCTTTGGGTGTAACGCTGCCATCGCCTTCGGCGGTCGGCCCGGGCTGGTGGATGGGTTTTGCCACGGATAACGGCAAAGGGCTGACGCTGACGGCACCAACGGGCACGATCCTGGCCGGCGGCAAATCGGTCAATACGGTCACCATGGGTCCGGGAAATTACGAGTACCTCCAATTGGAATCGGACGGAACCAATTTTCGGGTCGTCACCGGCACCCGGAACACGCTGGCGACCAACGGGCTGGAGAGCCGTGATTGGCCGGGGAACTGGCTGTTTCCATCGAGCGCGGGCTATGCGGCGCAGCTCGGGGATAACGGGAATGTGATCTCGAGCTTCAACACGGTGTCCGGGCTGACCGTCACTTTGCCGTCGATCACCGGCTTGCCGTCGGGCTGGTCGATGGGATTCGCCACCGACAACGGCAAAGGCCTGGCTGTCGAGGTCAACGGCGCCGCAGGCGGTCACATCCTTTATCCTCTGGCCAACCCGACGGGGCAGACGACGCTGAGCCTGGCAGGGTACTACTACGAGTACGTAACCTTGCAGTACGACGGCAACGGCAATTTCCGCATTGAACAGATGACGCCAGCGACGGCGCAGCAGCTAGGGGTAGCAGGAATCGGCGGTATCGATCGCTGGACGTTTCCGGCCGTTAGCGCCTACACCGCGGCGTTGGCGGACAACGGCAACGTAATATCCGCCTATAACAGCCCTCTCGCGTATCTGACCGTCACCCTGCCGCCGACCACGACAATCAGTGTCGGCTGGACGGTCGCGATCGCGAACGACAATGGGAAAATCGCGAACGTCCAAGTCAATTCTACCAGCGGCGGGAACATCCTGTATCCGGGCAGCGGTACGTCGGCAGCATCGCTGGCGCTGGCGGTCGGCAATTACGAACAGGCGGTTCTACAGTTCGACGGCTCGAATTTCCGCGTACTGCAGCTCACGCCGGCCAGCGCAGCTTCGGTCGGACTTACCGGCGGCACATGCATCGCCAAATGGACGTTCCCGGCCGTCAGCACCTATGCGGCGGGCCCGCTCGATTGCGGGAGTGTCATCTCGAACTACAATTCGCCGATCGCGAGCTTCACGGTGACGTTGCCGACGACGACAGCGATAGCGGCAGGATGGTCGGTGGGCCTCGCCTCAGACAACGGCAAGGCCTTGACCGTTCAGGTCAATGGAACGAGCGGCGGCAACATTCTGATGCCCGGGACGCGCGGCGCCCAGAGTTCCATGAGCCTCTATGGCCAGAATTACGAATTATTGCGGCTTGTCTTCGACGGTTCGAACTTCCGCGTTGTCGCCACGACGCCAGCGACCGCATCGGCCAACGGGATGTTCCCGGCGATCGGCACCCCGGCGACGAGCGGAGCGTCATGCCAGACTGGCCAGGTCGAGTTCGACTCTAACTACCTTTATGCCTGCACCGCGCCGAATACCTGGAAGCGGGCGGCCTGGAGCAGCTTCTGATGCCTTCCCAAGGCGGTAAGCGGACCCCGTTGACGCTCTCTTACACCTGCGGCCAGCAGGGTCTCGAATCCCAGTTTCGGAACGTGTTTCAGCCCGATCTCGGAATCTTCTCTCCCGGCTACCCGCTCGCCCCGCTCGAGGCGGAGCGGCTGCGGGCCTGGGATTTTCCGGTCGGGGTCAACACGATCTATACGCCGCGCTCGTACGAAGCGGTGTCGTTCGAGGGGTTGCGGGCGCTCGCCGAGGGCCATGACATCACGCGCCTGGCGATCGAGACGCGCAAGGACCAGATCGAGAAACTCGACTGGGCAATCAAGCTGCGCAGCGACGCCTCATCGAGCGCCGACACCGCGGCCCGTATCGCGCAGGTCAGCGCGTTCTGGCGCTGTCCCGACGGCGAGCGCCCGTTCGCGACGTGGCTGCGCGAAGTGCTCGAAGACCTGTTGGTGCTCGACGCGCCGGCACTCGAATTGCGCCGCAACCGCGGCGGCGACCTGATCGGCCTCGACCCGGTCGACGGCGCCACGATCAAGGTTTTGGTCGACGACACCGGCAGGAGGCCGAAGCCGCCGGCGCCGGCCTACGAGCAGGTGATCCACGGCCGGCCGTGGAAGTTGCTGACCAGCGACGAACTCCTTTACCTGCCGCGCAACCCGCGCCCGCACAAGGCGTACGGGTTCGGGCCGGTCGAGCAGATCATCATGACCGTCAACATCGCCTTGCGCCGCCAGGTCATGCAATTGCAGCACTTCACCGAAGGCAACGTGCCGCCGGGGCTGCTGAGCGCGCCCGACGGGTGGAACGTCGAGCAGATCCGGCAATTCCAGGAATGGTTCGACAGCGTCTTGGCCGGCAATACCGGGTCGCGCACGCGCCTCGTCTGGGCGCCGGGCGGAGCCAAATACCAGGCCTTCACCGAGGCGCCCTACAAGGACGAGTTCGACGAATGGCTGGCGCGCATCGTCTGCTACGCGTTCTCGCTGCCGCCGACCGCCTTTGTGCGCCAGGTCAACCGCGCCACCGCCGACACCGCGCAGCAGGCCGCGCTCGACGAGGGCATGGCCCCGCTGATGGGCTGGGTCAAGCGGCTCGCCGACCATGTGATCCAATACCGCCTGGGAGAACCAAACCTCGAATTCGCCTGGAGCGACCTGCAGCCGTCCGACCCCGCGGTGCAGGCCAAGATCCTCGATACCTACGTGCGCGACGGGATTTACGCCGTAAACGAGGCGCGCGACCTGCTCGGGCTGGCACCGGTGCCTGGCGGCGACCGGCCGATGGTCTACGGCACCAACGGCGCCGTACCGCTCACCGCTCCGACCGGCTCGGCGTCGGGCTGAGCGCCCAGGTTCCGGCCAGGATGACCAAGGCGCCGGCGCCGAAGACGAGCGCAGCCCCGTTGCCGGCTGCGGCGAGGGCGCCGGTCCCGGCCCAGGCGATCGACGACAAGGCTTCGGCGATCGTCGCGATCCGCGACGAGGTCTGGCGGCGACGAAACTGGCTGCGCCGGGCCTGCGCCCGGAACCAGAACTGGATCAGCATCGACGATCCAGCAGCCATCAAGATGCCTGCCGCGATCGCGAGCGCCGAGACCGGATCGAGCGCCGCCAGGACCAGTATGAAGGGGCTGAATACGATGGCGACCGCGCCCAACACGGCTTCGGTCTTGGCGCGCAAGACGCGTGCGGCGGTCACTGGCGCGGACGCGATCAATTCCGGCGCGTCCTCGCCTGAGATCGCGAGCCAGGCGAGGCCGCCGGCGAGCTGCCCGGCCGCCATGATCAACACCGGCACCAACAGCGCCGATGCCCGGCCGGTCTCGTAGAAGCTCCGGTACAACAGGAAGACGGGCGGAAGCAGGTAGAGGAGCTGCATCAGGCTTTGCGAGGCCAGCCAGGGATCCCGCAGCAACAGCGTCCATTCCTTGCGGCGCAGAGCCTGCGCCGGTGAGGCCGTCCGAAACGGCGAGCGGCGGCGCGATTGCCGCGCCGGACTCTGGGAAATGCCGCCCGCGGCAAGGGCGAAAGTGCCAAACCGCGACGCATAGGCTGCGATCGCTACGACCAGTGCGGCGGTGCCGGCGGCAATCACGGCGCTGAGCGCGGTCCAGCCGCCCATCGCGGCGCGAGCTGGCCACCACAGGATGCTGTCTGGAGCCGGAGCGTGCTGGATCATCGCGTCCGATTGCAGGAAGGCGATCCGGGAAAGGGTCCCATAGGACACGATCGCCGCGAACTGGACGCCGATCACGAAACTGGCGCCGATCACGGCGGCTGCGATCTGCGCCGCCAGCCGCGTGCGCTTCGGGCCGATGAGGCGGAACAGCAATGCCGTCAGCGCGACGGCGAGCGCGACCGAAGCCATCGCCATGGCCGCAACGACGCCGTAGGCGGCAAGCCAACGCGCCCCGCCGAGCCAAGCGGTCATGTCGATGACCGGAGCTGCGAGCGCCAACGACATCAGCATGATGGTCACCGCCATCGCGGCGATCCGCACTGCGAAAACGCGCCATGCTGCTGCCGGAGAAGACAGAATGAGGTCGAGATCGCCGCGCCCGTAGAATGCGCGGGTCACCGCCTCCATCGCCTGCGACAGCATCAGCGAGAAATAGAGCGCCAAGGTACCGGTGATGAAGACGAGCAGCCGCCTGTCGGGTGTGCCCGCGAGCGTTGTGGAGCGAACCAGGCTGGCATAGGCCATGGCGTGCAGGAACAACACGAAGCACGCGAGGCCGAACAGCAGCGTCACGCCGCGCCGACGCCGCCCGCCGGACAGCAGCATCCGCCAATCTCGCCAGGCCAGGCGGCCTTCGTGCCGGGCGAACCAGCCGACCGTACCGGCAGCATTCATGCGGCGACGGCCTGCGAGGCAGCGCCGCCGTCGACGAGGGCGAGAAACGTATCTTCGAGACTGGCATCGCCGGATCCGGCCTGGCGGCGCAATTCGTCGAGCGTACCCTCGGCCACGAGGCGCCCGGCCGACATCACCCCGATGCGGTCGGCCATCCGCTCTGCGACGTCGAGGATGTGCGTCGTCATGATTACCGAGCAGCCGGCGTGGACCCGCTCGCGCAACACGCTCTTGACCAGGCGAGCCGAACCCGCGTCGAGCCCGGTGAACGGCTCGTCGAGGATGATCAGGCGCGGCTCGTGCACCAGGGCGCCGGCCAATGCCACCTTTTGCCGTGTGCCCTTGGAGAGGCCCTCGCAGCGTTCGTTGGCGTGCGGCTCCAGCCCGAGCCAGCCCATCAGGTCTGTTGCCCGAGCCGCGGCAAGGCGAGTCTCGATCGCCCATAGTCCGGCGACGAACTGGAGATATTCGAGCGGCGTGAGCTTATCGTAGATCATCGGCTCGTCCGACAGCCACGCCATGATCCGCTTTGCCTCAACCGGCCGGACCAAGGCATCGATGCCGTAAATCGCGATCGAGCCGCGATCCGGCTTCAGTAGGCCCGTCACCATGCGCAACGTCGTCGTCTTGCCGGCCCCGTTCGGGCCCAGCAGCGTGTAGAACTCGCCCGCCAAGACCTGGAGATCGAGCCCGTCGACCGCGGGCCGGTCGAACTGTTTTGCGAGCCCACGGATCTCGAGTGCGAGGGAGGTTGCGGGCTGATTCATCGGCGGCATGGGACGCTGGTGTCGGTCGAGCCATTCTGCGGCGCGAAAGTACAGTTCCGGTTAACGACGAGCGCGCCGCCCGGCCTTTCAATTTACAAAGGATCGTCACGCGATGCGCTTTTATGCCCCAATCGCCAAGGTCGACGCCGCCCAGCACATGGTGTGGGGCTATGCCTCGACCGAGGCGGAGGACGATCAGGGCGAGACCATCACCCGCGACGCGCTTGCCGCGGCGCTCGCCGATTACCTGAGGTTCGCGAACATCCGCGAAATGCACCAGATGTCGGCGGTCGGCGTCGCAGAGGAAGCGGCCATCGACGACAGGGGACTCTATGTCGGCGCCCGTATCGTCGACCCGCGCGCCTGGGACAAGGTAGCCACCGGCGTCTACAAGGGATTTTCGATCGGCGGGCGGGTCAAATCGCGCAACCCCGGCGACCGCACGATCATCACCGGGCTGAGCCTGACCGAGATCAGCCTGGTCGACCGCCCGGCCAACCCCGAGGCGGTGTTCGATTGCTGGAAAGCCCAAGGAGGAGACAGCATGGCCGACGCCGCGGCGGCGGAACGCCAACCGGTACAGTTGTGGCATTGCGGCATCGCCGCGCATCGTCATCTCGCCAAGGCCGAGGCGGCACGTTGCCTCGATCGTCGCGCAGGGAACGGCAACGACGATGCCGAGAACGATGTCGAGTACGCCGATCCGGGCTATCAGCCGGACGGCGCCAAGCGCTACCCGATCGACAGCGAAAGCCATATCCGCGCGGCCTGGGCCTACATCCATCAGCCGGACAACGCCGCGCGCTATTCCGAGGCCCAGCTCGCGCACATCAAGGCGCGCATCGCCGCCGCCTGGCAGGAGCGAGTCGATCCCGCCGGTCCGCCGGCCACCGCGATCGGCGGCGCGAAAGCGGCTTCGCCCGAAAATCTGCGAAAAGGCGTCGGCGAGCTCGGCCGCATCGGCCAGATCATCGGCGACCTCGACTGGCTGTGCGGTTTCCTGCGCGGAATGATGGAGGCCGGAATGGCCGTGCCGACCGCCGATCCTGGCGCCGATCCGGCAAAAAGCATTTATGGCGGCGACCTCGCCAAGACCTTCGCTGGCGAGATCGTGCCGCGGCTCGATGCGCTCGCGAAACGGGTCGAGGACATCGCCGCGACGCCGCTGCCGCCGCAAATCGCGGCGCGCGGCTACGCCGCGATCTCGAAGGGCGACGACGGCGTCGTCGCCCCGTCCGCGGACGATGTCGTCGCCGCCTTGTCGCGGATGAGCGATGAGGACCGCACGCTCGCGCTGATCAAAGCCGCGCACGCCAACCCGATCAGGCCGATCGACATTTCGCGCGGCTGAAATAGTCCCGTTTCCGGTTTCTTCGGCCGATCTCCGAAACCCGCCGTTCCGGCGGGTTTTTCTTTGCCACCTCCCACAGGGAGAAAATGATGAACCCGACCCAAGACACGATCGATCTGGTCAAGGGCGCGCTGCGCTCGCCCGACGACCGCATCGCCAAGACGATCTCGACCGGCACCGGCCTCGTCGCCTTCGACCTGCAGGCGCCCGCCAAGAACCTCTACCCGTTCGTCACCCCGATACGCAACGTCGTGCCGCGCGTCGGCGGCGGCACCGGCACCGCCACCAATTGGCGTCAGGTGACGGCGCTGATCGGGTCCGGCTACGACTCGATGGGGTGGGTCCCGGAAGGCCAGCGCTCGGGCCAGATGAGCTATGCGACCGCGTCCAAATCGGCCACCTACGTGACGATCGGCGAGGAAGACGCGGCGACCTACGAAGCGATCAGCGCCGGCCGCTTCTTCGAAGACATCCAGGCGCGGATGACCTTCCGCCTGTTGCAGAAAATGATGCTGAAGGAGGAGATGGCGATCCTCGCCGGCAACGCGTCCCTCCATCTCGGCACGCCGGCAACGCCGGTGTTGTCCGCTTCGGGCTCGGGCGCGACGCTTCCGGCGGCGACCTATTACGTCAAGGTCGTCGGGTTGACCCTCGAGGGCTACCAGAATTCGGGTCTGGCGGGCGGCATCGCCACGACCAAGCCGATCACCGGCGCCGACGGCAATACCTACACGCTGTCCGGCGGCTCGTCGAACATCAGCGCCGAGGCGAGCCAGGTCGTGACCTTGGGGCAGACGCTGTTTGCTACCGTCAGCGCGTCGCCCGGCGCGGTGGCCTATGCGTGGTATGTCGGCACCGCAACCGGCACCGAGACGCTCCAGGCGGTCACGACGATCAATAGCGCCGCGTTCGCCGCGCCGCTGGCTACCGGCCAGCAGGCGCAATCGGCGATCACCGCCGACAATTCCGCCAATCCCAGCTACGCCTACGATGGGCTGCTGACCACGGCGTTCAAGTCCGGCTCCAACGCCTATGTCGCGACGCAAGCGACCGGCGCAGCCGGCACCGGAACGCCGCTCACCGCATCGGGTCGCGGTTCGGTAGTCGAGATCGATACGATGTTCCAGACGATGTGGAACAATTTCGAATTGTCGCCGACCGTGCTCTACGTCAACGTCCAGGAATTGAAGAACATCACCGACAAGGTGTTGTCGAACGCGTCGGCGCCGCTCCTGCGCTATGAAGTCAGCGCCGACGGCAACGCCTATGACCTCGCCGCGGCCGGCGCAGTGTCGTTCTACTTCAATCCGTTCGCATTGAACGGCGGTCTTCGCATTCCGATCCGGATCCACCCGCGCGTTCCGCCGGGAACGATCATCGGCTGGGCCGAGAACCTGCCGATCCAGTACCAGTCGAGCGAGGTGCCCAATGTTGCCGAAGTGAAGACGCGACAGGACTACTACCAGATCGACTGGCCGGTGGTGACTCGCCAGCGCCAGGTCGGCGTCTATGCCGAAGCGGTGCTCGCCGTCTACGCCCCGTTCGCGATGGGCGTCATCACCAATATCGGCAACGGCTGAGCGGAGGCTAGACTAGACTAGCCGATGGCGAAGGGTAATACGGTGCCGGAAGGCATGATCCGGCTCCGTCACCCGAGCGCGCGGTCCTGTTCGTTTGCAGGCCGCGTGTTCGAGGCGGATCGGAACGGCGTGGTCACGGTGCCGGCAGAGGCGGCGTCCGAACTCGTCGCGCACGGCTTTGAGGCGGTTTCGTCTGTGCCCAAGGAAACGGTGGAGTGATCGAATGGTCTTCGGCGACCTGACCACGCTCGACGATGTCACGGCGTGGCTGCAGATCGGACAGAACCCGTTTCCGGCAACCGATGACGCGCTGCTGACCCGCCTCATAACGGCAGCGAGCCAGTTCATCCAGACCTGGATCGGCCGGCCGATCGCCGCTGCAGACTGGGTCGAAGTCCGTGACGGCACCGGCGGGCAGCGGCTCGCTTTCGCCGTCAGCCCGGTCTCGGCGGTGCTGTCGCTGACGATAGACGGGCTGACCATCCCGCCCTCGCCGGCGAATGACGGCTTCGCCGCGGGCTATGTCTTCACGCCGACCGAGCTTGCCGTGCGCGGCTACAACTTGACGCGCCGGGCGCAAAACATCGTGGTGACCTATACCGCCGGCTACGCGACGCCGCCGCCGGAGCTCGCCCAGGCCTGCATCGAATTGGTATGCCAGCGCTATCGCGAACGCACCCGGATCGGCGAGGTATCGAAGACGCTCGGCGGCGGCGAAACGGTCAGCTTTGCGCAGAAAGACATGAGCGACGACATCAAGACCATCCTGTCGCAATACCGCGCGGTCGCTCCGGTCTCCGGGTTCGTGCGGGTGCTCGCCGGCACCGCGACGGACCCGGCAACGCTGGCGGCAGCGCTGTGATCGAGGGAAGCGTGGTCGGCGCCGATGCGCTCGCGGCGCGTCTCGCCGCGATGCCACGCATTCTGGCGGCAAACCTGGCGCAGGCGGTCGAGCGCCTGAGCCGGGCATTGCGCGAGGATGTCGAGCGAAATCTGTCGGGGGCGGTGTTGCAGCAGCGGAGCGGCCAGCTCGCGAGCAGCATAGAGGTCGCGGTCGAGCAGAGCGGCGTAAGTGTCACGGCTACGCTCGGCACCGATGTCCCCTATGCCGCGATCCACGAATATGGCGGCTTGATCCCGGCGCGCGAGCTGTTGCCCAGAAGCGCCCGAGCGCTAGCCTTTCCGTGGCAGGGCCGACAGCGTTTCTTCAAGCGCGTCTCGCTGCCTGCGGTCGAGATGCCCGAGCGGTCGTTTTTGCGGTCGGCGCTCGAAGAAGCGGAACCGGAAATCCGCGCCGCGTTGACGGCGGCTGCGCTGGCCGCGGCGTCGGGAAAGGCCGCGACATGATCAGCCGCGAGCCGATCTATGCCGCGCTGTTCGCGTTGATCGGAGGGGCGGCAAACTTCGTCACGATCGACAGGCGCTTGCGCCATTGGAGCGATGTCGCGCCGGCCGAACAGCCGGCGCTTTATATGGCGCAAAAGTCCGAAGTCGCTTCGGCCAAGGCGCTCGGTGCGCCGACCGTATGGACCTTGTCGATCGACCTGTATCTCTATGTGCATTCGAGCGATCCGTACCTGGCCCCGGCGACGGTCATCAACCCGCTGATCGACGCGATCGAGGCGGCGTTGGCACCGCCGCCGGAAACCGGAATTCAGGATATCGGCATGCCGGCGATGGTCCAGCACGCATATATCGCCGGCAAGATCGCCACCGATGAGGGCGTCCTCGGCGACCAGGCGATAGCAATCATACCCGTCGAAATACTCTGCCTGTAAGGAGCTTCCAATATGGATGAACCCGCAGCGGCGCGGGAAGCCACGCCTACGACCGCAACGACGCCAAACCCGCTCGATGCGATCGTCGATCTTTGGTGGGACGACCATTTTCCCGGCTCGGTGGTGGCCCAGGTGACGCCGGCTTGGAACCACGCCTTTGCCGCCAAGGAAGAACTGAAGCGGCGCTTGAGGGAGGGCATCTGACATGCAGCTCGCGTTCGGCGCCGGCGCATTGTGGGGAAATCGAACCGATGCGACCGGCTCGGGCATCGGTCCCGACCAATTCGCCATTCTGCAGGACATCCAGATAGATTGGGACGGGCAGACCAAGGAATTGTTCGGCCAGTACCAGTTTCCGCTCGACATCGCCCGCGGGCAGGGGAAGGTGACGGGCAAGGCCAAGTTCGCCCGCATCTTCGGCGCGATTTACGGAGACCTGTTCTTTGGACAGACGCCGGCGAGCGGGCAGGTGACCGTTTCCGAAAACGAGGCGGCATCGGTACCGGCGACGACGCCTTACAGCGTCACCGTCGGAAATGCTGCCTCGTTTTCGGATGATCTCGGCGTTTATTACGCAAGCGGAGCCAACGCCGGACTGCGCTTCACGCGGGTGACCACGCCGGCCGCCGCCGGGCAATATTCGGTCAATCTGTCATCGGGCATTTACACATTCGCCGCGGCCGACGCGGCCACCGCGGTGTCGATCAGCTATCTCTACACCGCCGGCGCCGGCAAGAAGCTGGTGCTGACCAATCAGTTCATGGGTTATACGCCGACCTTCAAGGCGACGTTCTATAGCATCAAGACGACGCAGAACGTGCCGGCCGGATTGTCGCTGGTATTGAATGCCTGCACCGCAACCAAGCTGTCGCTGCCGACGAAGATCGACGATTACGAAATCCAGGAATTCGACTTCAGCGCCTTTGCCGACGCCACTGGCACGATCGGCACGTTGAGCACCAACGAATGACGGCCCCCACCATTCGACTGGGCGGCCGCGGGTTCGAGATCCAGCCGCTGACCCTCGGCCAGTTGCGCGTCTTGCTCGACGTCGTCGGCGACCTCACCGGAAAGAGCGGCGGCGAGTTGGTGGAAGCCGCGGCACGGATCATCGTGGCGGGGCTTGCGCGCAGCGAACCGGACATCACTCTCGAGACCGTCATGAGCATGGAAGCGGATCTCGACGAGCTGAACGGCGCTGTCGCCGCGATACTCAAAGCAGCGGGGCTGGCGCCGAAGGAACCGCAAACGGGGGAAGCCGCGCCGGTGGCGACTGCCGAGACCAGCTCGCCGGCATTTACGGAGCCCTCGCCACCGGCTGCGGATACCCGTTTCCCGTAATCGATGCGATGACGCTGGCGGAAGCCGGCGAGATCTTCGCGTACTGGGCCGACAACCCGCCGGCTCACCTGATGATCCAGACGATCGCGGCGATGCTCGGTTGGAAGCCTCGCGCGGCGACAGATCGCGCCAATGCCCTTGCCGATGTGGCGATGGCACCATTTCCAGGAATGGCGGTGGCGCGCCGCGGCGATCTGACGATGCCCGCGCCGATACTGGACATGGGCGTATTGCGCGCCGCCAACGAGGCGCGTGCGGCCGCAGCGCGGGCGGCGGCGATGAAACTGACGGAGTGATTTCGTGGCCGATGACGTCCAAATCAGGTTTGGCGCCGATGTCGATCCCGCTATCGCAGCGATCGCCGCGCTGAAGGGGGCTATCGGCGACATCGTGCCGTCGATGTCGCGGCTCAACGCCGCGTCGCTGCGCTCGTTTCAAAGCTCGATGCAGGTGCTGGTCGACCAGAAGCAGATCACCACGCAGCAGGCGCTCGGCTTCGACATCGAATACACGGCCCAGCTCCACGACCAGGAAGCCCAACGGCTGCAGGCGGTTATCGCCAGCGATTCGGCGATAATCGAAGACAAGATGAAGGCACTTCAGCAACTGGCGATGCTCGATGCGCAATACACCGCTACGGTGAGCGAAAACCAGCGCCGAATCGCCGATGAAGCGCGCGCGCAGGCAGAAGCCGTCGCGCGCTCTTACGAGGCCGCATTCGATCGCCTTGGGACATCGCTGACACGCACGTTCAACGAGTTGCTGACCCGGCAGACGACTTGGGCCAAGGGTTCCACCCAGCTGATCCAGCAGGTTGAAACCTTCTTTCTCGACGAGGTCGAGACGATGGCGGCGAAATGGGCCGCCTCGGGTCTCGCCAGCCTGGTCGGCGGTGGGTTCGCTACGGCGGTCACGGGCGCGCAGGCGACCGGGACCAGCGGTCTCGGCGCCGGATTGATGGCCTTGATCGGCCTCAACCAGCCCGGCGGCCTGTTCGGTACCGGCTTCCTCTCCGGCAGCGGCGGAGCCGCGCAGACGACGGCGGTCACCGCCAACACCACCGCGTTGACCGCCAGCACGACCGCGATCACGAGCCTCACGGCGGCCCTGACCAGCTCCGCCGCGTCTAGAGCGGGATGAGATTAGGTTGCTCCATAGCCGGCATGGGCGAAGTAGTTTGAGCATTCGGTGTCGGTGAGGGTGTCGAGGGCGGCGGCGATGGCGTCGCAGACGGCATCGCGCGAGC